CTTCGATGTAAAGTTAGTACTTTTTACGTAATCGGTCACAGTTAGACCACCTTTCCGTTTTTAGCGTGAATTTCAATCTTTTGGATGGACAAGGCTGAGCCATTAATATCAGCCTCATAACCAGTCTGGATTACTTTCCCAGAACCCGTAGGATATGCTACTAAGGTTTCTAGGTTAGTACCTCCTGTGTACTCACCTATATTATACTCCGAAATACCAAAATATGCAACCCCCTTAGCAGGAATTTTTGCAGTTTGTGCTTGGTAGTTGCTGCTAAAGTCGTAGCCCCACTTGATGGTAATAAACTGGTCAGTACCTCCAATAACCACCACCGACAATTTCTTCAGCACAGTCGTAACAGAAGGTTGACCTAAGTCCGTATGGTTTGTGAAGTACTGGAACCGATACGAAACACCATTGTCTTGATAGCCGGAGTATGTCCCTAAATACCCTTCCTTACCGATTAAAAGATCCTCGTTTCGGAGGTAACAGAAGCTTTTAGGTTGGATATTATCCCACATCGTCACTCTAGCTGCCCCGTCAGGAAGGCTGGCTTTCATGTCAAAGCAGTAGACAGTCTTCAGGGTGGGGAGGGTTAAGAGGTAGAAAGACTCATACGGGCTGTACACCGACTTAATATTCTTAGTCACTTCCCCGTTCACAGCCGACATAAGGTCGTTACGGACATTCTTACTTAAGTCGCGGAACGGAGCCGACTTCTCTTGAATAGTACGGAGAACAGAGCGAACCCCGGTATCAGACAAGAAGATAATATCAGAGCCAGTATTCTGGATGGTGTCTCGGGCAATGCAGCCGATACCGATAACTGTATCCGATAAAGTCATCGTCGAGGGGTTAGTAGCACCGCTATAGACGATAATGCTGTTCTTACCAAAGATGAACAGGAAGCCGTTATGTGCTCCTAGACCTGTGATCGTGTCTCCGCCTTTAGGCCAGACCGATGTAATGTCCAGGGTACCTGCACTACCGGTAGACCAGATATGACCGCTCAGTAGATCCGAGAAAGAGATTATCACCTTATCGGTCAGGGTCGTAGCAGCCCAGATACGGCCGTATGCGCTGATAGCGTTGTCTGCCTGGGGTACTGTACCTGCGTATCCTGTTTTCTCCGTCACGCGCCTGTACGTGGTTGTGGACACGTTCGGGTCGAACACCAGAGGGGCATGACCGATCTGGAAGAAGTAAGCCACCTCATTTAAGACGGCGATCTGCCAGTTACTGTCAGTAATCGTAGGGGCCGACCCACCGCCGCCGTAGGTCAGTTCCGTCAGGGTGCTGCCCGTAAGACGGAAGAGTTTGTTGTTGCCAGCACAGACCACATATTCCGTGCCGTCGTCCATGACTAGTTGGCCGATGGCTTTGATATCTGCTGTGCCTAAGGGGGTACTGGCAGAGTTAACCGGTTGCCAGCCCTTACGCGCCCCTACACGCCCGTACTGGTCGATCACGCAGTTATTAGCCACTAAGGCAAAGCCAGCAGCCAGATCAAGGGAGGAATCCTGTGTGTTCAGGCCATAGAAGCCAGGGGCGGTAATGCTGTAAGTTTGAATCTGTTGAGCCATTAATTAGCTCCCCAGGTTTCTTCCTCCGGATAGCGGGAGGATTCAATCGCAATGTAATCCGCCAGGATACTCTTGAACATCGCGTAAGCCTCCGAGGTGTTAAGGCCACCATCCTCACCACGATCCACCAGGGCACGGGCAAAAGCTAGTTGAACCACCGGCTCAGACGGAACAAGGATCTTGTCGGAGTCTGCAACCAGTTTACCCTGGGGCTTATAGATGTTGAAGTAGATCTGGTAAACATCGTTAGGGATAGGATACAGATCAACCTGCGTATCCCCGTTATCGTCAATGCCGTTGAAGTTGTAGTAGCTCGGGACACCCTGTTCAGGCGTAGCCGTGCTAATGAACAACGAGGTCATTTCCATCGTGGTCTTAGGCTCAAGGTGCATACGCTCTGTGGCGTTATACACTTCAATCACCTTAAACCGAGCATCTGTGCCGACCAGAGCATAGTTAAATACTGTCGGGCTTGTCGTAGCCGTCAGCGTTGTG